TACAGGAACCTACTATAGACTTAACGTTACAAATATAACTCAGGCAAGCCCAGGGGTAGTAACTACTTCAACAAATCATGGACTAACAAACAAAACAAAAATTACATTTAGTGATATTACAAGTATGACAGAACTTAATGGAGGAACCTATTATGTAGGATCTGCTTCTTCTAATACCTTTCAACTATATTCAGATGTTGATTTAACTACTTCCTTGAATACATTATTGTATACAGCTTGGACGGCGAATACTCCGGGATATTTATTTCCAGGCGATAATGCAGATTTTGTTGTAGACAGGGGATTAACTAGATCGTCCAAACAAAGAACTATGACTGCTAAATTCGGAGATGGATATGAGCAGCGTCTTCTTGACGGAATAAACGTTAAAAAAGAAGAGTTCAATGCCTCATTCAAAAATAGAAACAAGATAGAAATAGATAATCTAGCAACTTTTTTTGACCATAAAGTACCTAAATCTTTTGATTTTACTATAGATACAGAAACTGTAAAAGTAGTATGTGATGATTATAATATTAATTTTGTTCAAACAAATATAGCAAGTCTTACCTGTAAACTTAAGAGAGTATACGAATGACAACTACCACAATTGCTAAGGAGATAAATAATCAAGCTCTAGGTAACGACGAAGGTTTAGTTAATTTATACGACCTTACAGTTCAAGGAGTCACTTATTATTTTCATGGAGAAGATATTGACGATGTTCTTTTCTTCAGAGGTAATAATTATTATGGGTTTCCTATGTTACTTGAAGGTATCGAAATCACAGGAGACGGAGCACAGGTTCGTCCTACATTAACTTTACCGAATGTAAATTCATTATTTAAAACCCCAGAAACATCAGATTATATCGGAATAGACAAGCTAGAAGACTTAGTTGGAGGAAAGGTTACTCGACATCAAACTTTGGCAAAATATGTAGGAATAGGAGAAGACTCGACTCCTACTAATACAAATGGATATGAGCTTCCTAAAGCAACGTATATTATTGATAGAGTAGCTTCAAAGAACAGATTAATGATTCAATTAGAACTTGCTTCTCCTTTTGATTTGTCAGGGGTTAGAGTGCCTTCGCGTCAAGTCACAGGAAAATATTGTACTTGGTACTATAAAGGGTATGACTATAGTAATACTAATGTAAGAAGTGCTTGTACTTGGGATTGTAAAGTTACTCCTCGGGGTATTGCTACTGTAGGAGCAGCAGTTAGTCAAACTGGCATAACAGGAAATTACTCAAGTGCTACGGCGTCTTTTACGAATATTCCACACATTAGTACAGTCTCAGGGGGCCAGGGTGCTACTTTTGATTTTGATATTGCTATTTCATCAACGAATCTTGTAACTGTAAGTAACGTACAAGTTAATAATCCGGGTTATGGCTATGCTCGACAAAATAGAATTCAAATATCTCATACAGATATTACTCAAAATAGTGAGGGTCAAGACATAACCGCTGGAACGATAACAATGTACGTAGAAACTCTGGAAGAGACCACAGCTAATAATGGATTAGCCGAAAAGTCTTTGTTTTACTCAATTGATGATGAGCCTTTTATAGATGCAAGTAATACTTTAATTTCTGCCGCGCCTACTTGGAACAGCAGCGTTGCCGCGCAAAATGACATATACTTATACCAAGGAGTATATTATATGGCAAAGAGTGCTACTACTTCAAGTGATACCCCTAAAGAAAAAAGTATTTATTGGAAAATTGTAAGACCTTATATACATTATGATAATTGGAATAGTACTACAGCGGTTAATACTCTAGATCCTAGAAAGAATACTTATATTTATTATAATAATAATATATGGAGAGCTCTTAAAGCAGGAACGAAGGCCCAGCTAGGCAACCCTAGTTCTTCAAATAAAAATTTTGCTATTGCAGATATTTGTAGTAAACTTCTTTCTGGGTGTAAGGCACGATTTCAAGCAAAAATTATTTCAGTAGGGAGTAATGATATTATTCCTTCCGTTTCTGTATATGATAATTCTATCCCCTTACCTTTTGGAGGGTTCCCAGGAACTAGAAAGTATAGATGATTACTGAGTTTTTAAAAGAGATTGAAAATCACTTTTCAAATAACTTTCCTTATGAAGCTTGTGGAGTACTTGCTATAAGAAAAGGAAAATTAAACTGGATACCCTGTAAAAATATTGCTGAAGAAGCAGACAATTTTATTATGGATTCTACGGAGTATCTAAACATTTATAAAACCGCAGATATCGTAGGTATAGTACATAATCATCCAAATGGAACATCAGAAGCTAGTGAAACAGATAGAGAAAATTGTAATACCTTAGGAATTCCTTATTATATATTTTCATATCCGGGAATGGATCTTACAGTACTTAAGCCTAAACAAGATTTTACAGAATTATATGGAAGAGAATATAAATTTGGAGTTTATGATTGCTTTGAAGCAATGAGAGATTATTTAAGTACTCAAAGCATAAATATTCCCGCAAGAATTCCTTTCGAGGATGATTGGTTTAATAAAGACTTAGATTATTTTTGTCCTAAAGTTATAAAAAAATGGGGTGGAAAAGAGGTAAATATTAAAAACATACAAAAAAATGATGTATTAACTTTTAAAGTAAGAGCAGAAGTTGCAAATCATTGTGGAGTATTTTTGGGAAATGATATTTTTTACCATCACGCAGTTGATAGACTTTCATGTAGGGAAAGCTTATACCCTTTTTGGGTACAATATATAGATAGAGTATATAGATATGAAGCGTAATGTTTATTTAGAAGGTGACTTAGGTTCTACTTTTGTTCCTTATTTAGATATGGAATGTGATACTCCAGCACAGGTTTTTCAGTGCTTAAACGGAAACTTTGATGATAAATTCAGAACTTATATGCTTGATAAGCATGAAAAAGGTGTGAATTTTCATATAGAGATAGCAAAAGAAGAGATAGAAAATCCCTTAGAGCTATTAATGCCCCTAAAAGAAGGTGATATCATAGTAACTCCAATTCCTGCTGGCTCAAAAAGCGGTCCTTTAAAAATTATAGCAGCAATTGCACTCATTGCTGTTACTTATGGATACGGAGCTTCACTAATTGCAAGTGCAAATACTGCTGCTGCTGCTTCTTCCGCTGCAGCAACTAGTGCAGCGGGTTTGAGTGGGGCATCTATTGCAGTAACACAAACAACAACATTTATGTCCGCAATGGGAGCTGCACTAGGCGCGGGAGGTTTAGGAGGTACGCTTTCTTTAATGGCTGTAGGCATGGCTACTAACTTAGCTATGGCTGGAATTAATCAAATGATGGCTCCCGATCCTTCTACAGACTCGGATTCAGAGCAATCTTATTTGTTTAATGGAGCAGAGCAAAATATTATTGAAGGAGACCCTGTTCCTCTTTTGTATGGAAGACTACGAGTCCCCGGACAACCCATAGGTTTTGAAGTTGGAGGAACCTCTTCTAGCACCTTTAATGTAGGAACTACTGGCTCTGGGGGTGGAACTAGTAAAATATCTAAAGCTATCGGCAACGTTAAGTTAGTATAAAAGTTAAGGAGAAAATATAGTGGCAACAAAATCTCTTACAAGCGGAGATAGGAGAAGATCGTACAGAGAAAATAGCTCTATCAGTACTTTTAGATATGGTATGACAGAGCAAATTATCTCTGTAACTGATATGATATCAGAAGGTCCTATTCAAGGTTTAGTCCATGGTGGAAAAAGTATATATGTAAATAACGATAATCTTTTTTCAGATGATGATACTGGATATACGTCTTCTTTGGAGGAAACGGTTAGTTGGACTAGTGGGAATTCTTATGTTGCCTTAAGTGATGATTCGGGTGCTTTTATATATTCTGCTAGCTCTTTTGGAGAAAGGTATATTTTTGTTCATAATATTATGTCTTTTACAGGGGCGTCCGATGCCCCATCGGGAGCAAATAAATTAACTGGCAGAACTGAAGTAGATCATTATACTACATATTCAGATGTAACATTTACTTTTGAAGCGGGAGAATTTGATCAAAATTTTCCAAATTTTACCGACTTAGTCTCATCTAGTAGTGAAGCAAGTTCTCAAGAGGTTAGACATCGAACTGGGATCGCATCGCTTATTGGTACAAAAGATAGA